TGTTCCACCAATATTTCCTGACCCTATTCCTAATATTGCGTTATCAACATATCCTTCAGTTGCATAACCACTTAGAGAACCCGAAGTTATAAACCCAACTACAGCATTATCAACATATCCTTCAGTTGCATAACCAACTACAGCATTATCAACATATCCTTCAGTTGCATAACCACTTAGAGCACCAGAAGTAATAAATCCTACTACAGAAGAATCTACATAACCTTCGGTTGCATAACCAATTAGAGCACCAGAAGTAATAAATCCTACTACAGCATTATCTACATATCCTTCAGTTGCATAACCAACAATACCAGATAAACTAAAACCATCACCAAAAGTGGTATATATCTCATCAAAATTTTGATTTATCTTTAACGCAGCTGCTAAAAGTGTATCTCCTGTACCATCATTTGGTGTAGAACCGGTATTTATTCCTAGTTTTGCCATTATACAATAGAAACTTCTTTATTTTTATTTATGTTTTAGTTTTGATCCATAGTGGAATCTAAACTATCAAATGTAAATACTTGACTATCAAAAGTTTCAGTTAAATTATAACTAAATGCAGAGTCAACAGTATTTTCTACTAAACAAATTGGATCTATAGATGTAGAACCTATTCCATAGTATACTTTTTGTCCAGATTGGAAATTATGATTTCTAATGTTAAATGCATCTACATTTAAATTTATTGTAGAAGTACTAATCCCAGAAAATTCGTGGTAAAATAATGGAGTTCCTTTATTTTTTAGTTTAAAAGTAGTTAATCCAACTATTTTTCCACCTGTAGTAGTCGTAAAACCAGTAAATTGATCACTTATATCATCAATTTTTAGAACTTTATTTGTCCTACTTAAAATATATGATTTTAAACTAACTCCCTCTGGGAAAAGTACCCTCTCAATAGAACCATCTTCAAATTGGTCATCTTCAAAAACCATTGAAAAATTAGATCTAGAATACATTGACCCATATCCATCAATATTAGCTAAAATAGTTAGAGAAGAATCCCCCACCCCAACACTCATTGTATTTGATGCTTTCTGTACTATATCTAAATCAGAAAATTCTTTAAATCCTGCAGGGTGTACCAAGGATCTTACCGATTCTTTCCAATCTTCATAATTTACATCAGATTTTATTGAGTAAGAAAACTTTTGATAGTAACTATTGTCAGATATTCTCTGTTGATAATCATTTAAAAATCCAACTCTATCTCCAAAATCATTTACTTTTTCTCTAGATACTTCCAGATTTGAATTTAATGTAAATGTATTAACTGATTCAATAGTTCCAGTTAAACCAGATCTAGTTCCATAAAGCTTATATCCAACTTCAAGATCTCCAGAAGAATCAATCATTCTCAATTGATTAATATTATTATCCCATCCATTCTCCATCACCTTTGCGGTGAATACTGCAGAATCAGTTGAATCATAACCTATTATAGTTTCATTAGAAAAATAGGATAGATCATCTTCCAATTCCATTTCAAATGATGCCATATTTTTTTTGTTAACCACATATCCATATCCAAAATCTGAATTATATTCCCCAAGATTATCGGGAATAGAAGAGGCATCATATGTAACTGTATAGTTATTTGGATTAACATCAGTTACAGTGAAGAATTTATATCCATAATTTGATGAATTATAATTAGATTTTGTTTGATCGGATATTCTACAATTTTCAACAAATATTTGATCACCAACACTAAATGGGAAATCAATAATATTTGATCCATATGAATTTGATATCAATGGAAACTGCTGATTGTCTGAATTTACTAATTCTAATGTAACTTTCTTTGTTATATTATTATAAGTAATATCATCAATATCATATCCATTAGAATTTCTTGTTGGTATTATTGTTAATGGTTGAGTTAAATCTTTTGTGTTTCTAATTATCTTAACATCAACAACAGAATTTCCTTGAATAATAGCTTCTAATTCTATATTATTGTTTCCTAATACTTTCAATTTTGGTGGAGTGATATAATTGGATCCACCAGATATTATATCAATTAATTTAACTCTAGAAATTCCTCTAATTTGACATACAGTTGGAACACTTAAAATTGGTTTAAGTGTTGGATCTGTTGGATAATCAAATCCATCTTTTACCCTTTCAATATTGTTTATTTTTCCAATATTTTTTGAAATACACTTAAGAGTAGCATTTCTGCCATTTTCAGATTCAACACCAACAATTTTTGGAAGTTTTTTGTATTTTTTACCGCCAAAATTTAATCTTATTTTAGATATTGGACCACTTGCAGTTTTGGAATCAGTCTCATAGAAAATAGAAGAAATACCAGAAGATGTAGTATATGAAAAACTTTCTGGTTTTTCATATAAATTAAATTTAAAACTTGAATTTGATGTTACTACTATTTGATATAAATCACTGAATGTACTATCTTCTATTGATATTTTATTATTTCCAATTACATCGGCATCAATAGATATCTGATATTTTTCTACAACTGATGGTGAAAGGGGTATTAATGTGTAAAAAAGTGTATTTGAGACTGAACTACTATTTGTATCTATTCTTAGTTCTGCTCCAGGAGAACCTGCATCAATTCCATTTCTTTTATAATTGTATGATTCAACTTGAATTGATAAATTGCTATCTCTATAAAGTTTTAAATCCATTCCACTCAATGATGTATCTGATAAATCAAATACTATTATATTTCCCTTAGTTGTTTTTAATAGGGGATTTATTAAAGATATTGAATTAAATGAGGAACCTTGACTAGTAAAAGTAATTCCTATTCCCGATATAGCATCAGATCTATATAATGCTAATTTTATATAATCTGGATCTTGTTTTATTACATAATAGGTTTCATTATTAGTTAATCCACCTATAGAAGAGTTTCCAATATTATAGTAAACAATTTTATCACCAGTAGAAAAATCATTATTTGGAATATAGATTGTGGAATCTGCAACATCAACAGAAACTGAAGTATCAAAAGTTATGGGAACTGTTGTTAATTTTCTCAATATAGAATCATAACTTATTGAAAATACATTAGTTAATCTTGGGTTTATACTAAAGTTTACAGAATCAAGATTAGTTAATTCATGATTTTCTTCAGTATCTACAATTAAAGAATAATTTTCAACTGTACCTAAAACTTGATTATAAACCGTTGTAAATGAATGAGCAGCACCAACAGTAGAGTTATTTTCATAAATGTATAAACTATTATTATTTGTTCCTATACCTGAAGAAGTTGTAAACCCTAAAGTGGAAATTCCAATAAAATCTTTTCCTTTATTTACAACATAAAGTACGGTATTATCTGGTAATGGGAAGGAAGCAGCAGAATCTGGGATATTGGAAACATATAAACTACTTCCAGCAAAACCAACATTATATACAATCTGCTGTCCTGTATAAAGATTGTGATTGGGAACATATATTGCTCTTGCTGGTACAGATATATTAGATTGATCAGGTAAAGTGTAATTGTTTATCTGAGTTCCAAATCCTATTAATGTTTCTGGATTAAAATAAATTGGTGCATTTTCCCTCAAATATGTTGGCAAGGATAACTCAGAAAAATAGAATTTTTTAGGTAATAGTCTAACACTGTCAATTCCTACTGTATGGAAACCAACATTTTCAATTCTGTTTACAATAAATGATGAATCTGTCTCATCAATTTTTATAATTTGTAACTTTTCGGACCCTATTCCAACAAAATCATTTACTTCAAAATCGGAATAATCATTAACATAAATTTTAGTGGATGAACCTGTTATTTGTATGATATCAATATCACTTGTCAAACCAACTACTTTAGATTTAACTAATATCTTTCTTGATCCTTCTAAAAATGAATATGCTGGATCAGATACTGCAGATATTACTACTTGATCTCCACTTACTAAATTATGTGGTTCATTTACTAATCCAACTACAAGATTTTTCTCTGTAAAAAATCTTGTGCCATTAAAAGTTGAAATACCAACTTCAATTCTAGAAAGATCCTTTCCTCTTAATCTTGATACTTCGGCACTTATACCAGTACCACCAGTATCACTATTATCAAATATAACATTATCACCAATTTTATAATTTTCCCCAGGACTATAAACTAAAATCTGATCAACAGATGATGATAAAGTTTCCGATACCATAAACTCTTGTTTATGCTTATCTTCATTGCTTTGTATTAAACTATAACTGGATTTATTTGAATTGATGTAATAAGGTCCAATATTCCTAATAATACCGGACTCAAACATATTCAAATCTTGATTAAAAGATGGAATAAAATTCTCTTTTATTGCATAATCTTTAAACTCTTTTCCTACGATGTACGGATATTCTGGCTTTGATATGATTGCATTATCAATTGATGCAAAATAAGCATAAACTCCATTTGGAAATTCTGGAGTTATGCAAAATCTTCCATTATATTCGTCCAAATCACCAATTGCTTTATCAAAATAAAAATCCTGAGCAAAAAAACCATCTGGTAGATTTGGTCGTAAATTCAGATTATTTTCTATTCTTTTAAAATAACTAGATCTTATCTTTCTAATTTCAGAACCAACTTGTCCATATGGTCCATATATTGGGTTTCCATCATATGCCCATCCAATAATTGGAGAATGAGTATTATCAATGACTTCCCTATTAGATAAATCTACGTGATCATTTAGTGTATACCTTAGTACTTTGGGAGCAAAGAAGTTTATATATTGCAATCCAAAATCTTTATTATTACTTGGTGCTATTATACCTTCATCTTGAGTAGATAATAATTCTTTATTCTTTTCTACTTGATTTATTTTCCATTCAAAAATATTTCCAAGGAACTTTGCATCTTTCCCTCTTCTTACTACTTTTAATATCGTATTACTTTGCAAGTAATTTACACCACCATTTGCAATATTGACACTGGTTATTCTTCCATTTTCGTCTACTATTGGTCTAATATCTGCAAATTTCCCATCACCAAAAACTTGAATATCTATTCCTTTATCATATCCAGAACCATAAGATAAAAATTGAACATCAACTATTGAACCATTGACAACAATTGGTTTTAATAGAGATTCAGATGCTATTGGTTTTATTTTTATGTCTGGTCTTCTATGGAAATTTATTATATCAGAAACACCATAACCAACACCATTTGTTTCTAAGAATACACTTTCAATCTCTCCTGTTATAATCGGTTCAAATTCAGGTTTAATAATTGTTGTTGCACCGACTCCAGAAAGAGATTCAACAACTAATCGTATTGGTGGATAATAAAAAGTATGATCACCATCACCTAAAGACGAAAATTTAATATATCTCTTATTAATATAATCAAATTCATCTATTTTATCACCGTTTCCAACTGAAGATAAATAAAATTTATTTTTATCAATGACTGTTACGATATATTCTGATGTTGTAGATAAACCACTAATTGCTGTTCCCGTAGTTGAGTATCTTACAATATCTTTATTTTTAAATCTGTGATCTGTTGCAAAAATGTAATTGTCAAAGGTGTTAACTCCATTTGTATTATTATCATAAGACAAAACAGAAGGAACTTTAATCAATCTATTAGAATACCCAGAACCTCCATCTTTCACATATACTTGGGTAATAGTATTTTTTGATTTTGTAGTTTTTAAATAATGAAAACCTGAACTAATTCCAATAAAATTTATTTCATTAGTTCTTGAAAATGCATTAACTACATCTTCATATAACTTTATTACTTTATCATTAATTACACCAACATAATAGATTGAACTATTTTTTAAAGGAACAATTTCTGAATTAAAGTTTGAATTATAAATTACTTCTTCACCATCTTCAAAATTATGCTTTTCAAAAAATGTAATTGTGTTATCAGTTGGATTTAATCCAAATCCATCACCTTTAAAACCATTATTGATCTGTGATTTTACGAAATTCGGTTCTAAAACTGCTCCCGATCCGTTTCCACCAAGAATAGTTATTTTTGGTTTAACTTGATAACCAATTCCTGGAGTTATAATTCTAACTCTTTCTAGTGATCCTGTAATATTTAAATATCCCTTTGCTCCAGATCCAGAAACATCTGAAATTTCCAATTCTGGTGGATTCATTACATCATATCCACTTCCAGAATTAGTTACTGAAACAGATTCTAATTTACCATAATAAATGTTTTCATCAAATAATGTAGGTGAAAAAATTTCTGACCCATTTACAAAAATTCCGACTTTTTTATTATTTGTTGATCTATCTCCAACTTCAGATAAAAGATTTTGTCCTTTTTTATAATTAAATTTCTTTATAATTTTTTGATTACTTACCGATTTATTTTCATAATCTAATTTAACAAAAGACCCTGATGTAGTTGATTTATTAAATGATATGTATTTTTTAGAATATAAATCACTTTTACTCAAAGAGAATTTTACTTTTTTGCTATCCTTTACACTACCGATAGTTGTTAAATGATATATGCCAGTAGAAATTCCAGATCCTGAAGATGGGGTAAAATAAATTTTTTCTCCCGTATAAAATCTATGGAAATCTTGAGTGTTTAGAGTATCAGTTATACCAACTCCAGGTCCAGCATTACAACTAATAATTTGTGGAGTGGAATATAGTTTATAATTTGGTATTCCAGATGAAGTTACATAAAAATATTCATTATTTTCATCAATATATGTACTTTGAGCTCCAATTGGTATATTTGAGATATTGACTAGATTAGGATTTTGACTTTCTCCAGTTTCAATTATTCTATTTAACTTATTTTTGGAGGAAATATTAAAAGAAGATTCTACTTCAATAGTATCTCCGGAAAAAACTGACACTACCTTTGCAGTTGTAACAACATCATTTACATCTTCTGTGTTTTGTAATTCTACTTTTTCTCCAATATAAAACTTTATGTTATCAAATAACTTTATAGTCCAAATTGTTCCAGTAGAGTTTCCAGAAATATTGATAGTTTCAATATCGTGTGAAGTTGGTAAATTATAAATCCAACTATTAAATTCTGGTTTATCATTTAAATTTTTTCCAAATGAAGATAGTTTTATATTATCTCCTATTCTTAAATTTGAAGAAGATTCATAATTTATTTCACCAATAACATTAATTAATCTAAATTCTAGTTTAGACCCATCATCTTGAAAAACATAAACGAATCTTTCTTCATATATTTCATCACCAAAATTTAAATCAAATATAATACCAGAAACACCTAAAAATTGGTTATTTGTTTTATCTTCATATGTAATTACTACAGGATCTGTAGCATTTTTTGTCTTTACTAATAGTTTTCCTGAAGATGGAAATCCTATGGTTGAATCTACAAATATATTATTTGATCCAATTACAGCAGATTTTGATAAATTTGTCTTTTTAGTTGACTTAAAATTATTTACAAATGATGTACCATCCAAATAAATTTCATATAAATCCTTATCATTAAATGGTCTATATTCTAATGAATAGATAGATGCACTTGCTTCCAATTCATCTATTTCTTGGAATATAGTTTTTCCCTTAACAGTTGATAAATCAAAATTATAATTTTTGATTGGCTCTACTAAAATATTTCTAGTTACAAAATAATTATTGTCAGATGGACGAAGAAGATATTCTTGTGGTTTAATTATAGATATATCCTTTCCAAATAACGCACTAAAAAGTAATCTGAATGAAGTATCAGTTCCTTTTGTAGTGTAAAAATCAATAGCTCTAGATAAGATATTTTGAATTTGTATTTGGGGAACAAAATTTCTATTCTCAAATCCAGGTAAAAATTGAGATTTAAATTTTTTAAAAAGTTCTTGATAGAAAACTAAATTTAAATTTTGTACTACAACTGTTTTGACTACTTTAGATTTATCCGAAATATCACTTGCTGCTTCAACTATAATCTGTTGTTGGGAATTTACACTTACTACTTTTGCAGGTACTCCTCTTGGAACCAACGGATTTGTTGATGCTGTAGATATCCCATCCTCAAAATAGACAGTTTCATTAACTGAAACGTCAATCGGATCAATCAATGAAATAGTCCAAGACGAATCATTCTGAACTATTGATGATATCTCAAATGTTGAAATATGAGAAGAGGCAGAAGTCTTAGAAAAATTAATAGTTTCTGTTTTTAATGTTTGATTTATACTGTCTACTCCAGAAAAACCTCTAAAGCATCCAATAAAACTATTTTCTGTTTTTGAAGAATAAAATATTATTTCATCATTAATCTTAAGTAATCCATACTTACTAGGAAATCCAATTGTATGAGTAACATTGATTACATCATCAAATGCTAGAACCTTTTGAGTTAAAACACTTGGGTAAACTGCAGAAAAGAAGGTCTCATTATCATATGAAGACAATGATTTAAGTGAATCTACATTAACACCTAAATCTACTATACCAGTTGGATGTTCTTGTGATATATAATATCTGTCTAAAAATTCTTTAAATAAAGGAGATTCCCCATTTAAAAATTCTGGAATCTGTGCTTCAATAATATTTTGGATTCTGACTCTCTTAATTTCTGACATTTTATCTAATATAATCTCCGTTTGAATAGCTTGATGTTACAATATATTCTGTTGCAGAAGTATTTTCACCTGAAGTAATCTTATCTTCAACCATATTTACAACTAAGTTGCTAATACTTAGATCTAAATATATATCCTTCAATGCAATGACATCATTTGACTCTGGAATTGCTTGTACTTCAATTCCATTTGTTGAAACTGTTGATGTAATGTTCACAACATCTAATAAAATTTCACCTTTATCATAATGAATCACACCTGCATTATTTTTGATGATAAATGGTAAATTGTCTTTTAATACAAAAAAGAAAATTGTACCTTTTTTATCATCAATGGGGACATCACTCATATAAACAGTGCCATCAACGTTCAAAATATTAAATCCTGTAGATTTTATATTATAACCACGATTGTCTAGTAGATTATTTCTTTTTATATGAAATGCATTACCAAAACACAATTCATAAGTTGCAAATTTATTAAATTCTGGTTGAAGATCTCTTCTAATCTTTATTTTTGTAATATTGGAAGTAACTGATGTACTTACGTTATCAATTAATGATGTCAATTTACTATATTTAAATCTTCCTCCAAAATTATTTAATTCATATGAAGAACCATATTGTGTAATTGTATCAATAATCTTTTTCCTAACATTTTCAACCTCAGAAATTGCACTTCTATCATAATAAGCACTAGTGTTTATTTCAACATAGAGATATTTGAGGTCAACAATTTCTGGTTTAATTCCTGCAATTGTATATTGTTTTAATTTATTTTTAATTTCTTCTTTAGTTATTTTTGAAATATATTTTCCATTTCTTGGTTTAATTGATATAAAAACTTTTCCATATTGTGGTGGATCCAATTCATCACCACCATAAGCAGTAACAGATTCAACATTGGGAAATATTGATGGAATTAATCCTTTATAGTCATTTGCAGTAACTGCCCTAAATTGTGATGAATATACTCTAGGTGCAATATATTTAATGGAATCTATTTTTTCAATGTCATCTCCATTTTCTGATGGAATATTTGTTGTAATTAAAGAGATTCCATTGGTAATTTTATTACTGTTATTATCAACTAAAATTCCACTAAAGGTAAAGTTCGCAGATCCATTTGCTTGTTTTCCATTTGTAGTAATATAACTTACATAAACAGAACTTCCAGAAATTGGTCTTCTTCCAAATATATTATCTCCGAATAAAATCTGATATTTCTCATCTTCTACTTCTTGAACTAAGAAAATTTTAGAATTTTTATTAACATTTAAGATATTATCAAACTTTGTATATTCTTCATTAGTAATATCAGTAACAAAAACCCTTATTAACTCGGTATCAACGTCGGCATTTGGAATAATAAACTTTTGATTTGGTTGATTATTATCTACAATAAAACTTTTTGTTAAGAATCTTCCTTCGTAAATTGAAATATTATTGAATCTCGCAATTCCCTGATTATCTACAGGAACCGTAATGTCTTCTGGAATGGAAAATACAAAATTTCCTGTTTCAAGATTTCCTAAACATACAACACCAGACCTTAATGTAACTGATTTTACATCTAAAAATCCTTCAGTATCTACTGTAAAACTAATTTGTGCTCTAGATGCTCTTTTTGATCTAGGAACATATCCAATATTTCTTGCAAGTGAAACTACATTTTCTCGTAAAGTTGCACTGTCCAAAAATGATTCATTCACTGCCATATTGGTGTTATAGGCAGTTATATAAGAGTTATAGGCAAGAATATCAATTAATACAGAAAAATTAGAACCTTCATAATCAAAGTCAGTAAATTCTGTATTGGTTCTTAGGTAATCTTTTATTTGAGATCTAATGTCCTCAAAATCTAGATTAGTGAATTGATTTATTGCCATTATGCTCTAGTTGGTTGTAAGATAAACTCTATATTTTGTCTTGGGAATCCCTCACCAACAATATCATAGACAATGTTTATATTTAATTCATATAAATCAGGATCATCACTAATATTAATTTGTCTAACCTTTATTCTTGGTTCAAAATTATTAAGTAATGTTTTAATTTCATCTTCCAATACAATAGATATCCCAATTGTATTAAGTTCAAATAGTGAATCATTAATTGTTGAACCAATTAATGAATTAAAAAATCTCTCACCTACAACTGTTTTTACTAAATTAGTGACAGATTTTTTAATTGCATCTTCATTTTTAATTGGTAAAATATCATTTGTCACAGGATGCCTAGCAAAAGACAAACTAATGTCCTTAAATGCTCTTGAAATCCTTGCTGCCATTAAAATAAAAAGGTATTTTATATATCTATAAGACTTTTTAGACTATTTTTCCGTAACTTGGTTCTGTTCCATATTCCCAATCATCATAATCTTCATCATTTCTAATTTTTTCGTGCAATTCTGTTTGTCTTTTCAAATTATGCCTCGAAATATTTGGTTTTTCATAGTCGGTAACTAATTTCTTAGTTCCCCACATCTCATACATATAGTTCTGATCTCTATCAACGGGTAAATTGGACATTTTAGCTCCTGTTTTTTGGTAAAAACAGAACTTTTTTTGGTAGGAGGTTGCTATCTCCCCTACAAATATTTAACGATGCAAATATCTGAGGTTATAATTATCTGAATTTAAATATTTCAACAATTCCAATGCTATTAATTTGGGATTTCCTGGTCCACAAGTATAAACATCAATAGCAACACATCCATTTTCGGGCCAAGTATGGCACGATACATGACTCTCTGACAGTGCTATGACTATTGTGCAACCTTGTGGGTAGAAACAGTGCTGAAACGTGTTTAAAATGGTCATTCCTGCACGTTCAATGCCTTGTTTCATAACTCCTTCAAGAGTTACCGCATCATTGAGTAGAGAGTATTCTACCCCGTATACCTCCAACAGGAGGTGATTCCCCATTGAAAATCTCTCCAATTCACAAAATCCTCCTATTTTCTCCGAAAAACTATTTATTTTAGATAAAATCCCTTTCTTAGATAACCAGAATCCTCTATATAACTTAATTTTGAGTCATTTTTTTGCCTATCATCTTCCCATACAGGAATTGCAACTGTATTTCCGTATCTAAAATTAGGATTTTGTCTTGTGTGAACCTCAATTAGGTTTCCATCAATAAATTCACAGTTAATCCAATCATAATTTCCCTTCAAATTTTCTAAAATTGAAGGGAATTCAATCGTCTTATCAATTTTTTCCCATTTTTGCCACTTATATAAGGGGTCATTCTCATCTTTAGTGCCTTTTACTACTAATTTTGGTTCTTGATGATAGTAATCAATACTCAAATGCTCTCCTTTGAACACTTCACACCAAAAATTAGAAGGATGAAAGTGCTCTGTGTCCTTTTCTATCCACACAATTTCAGCAAACCGACCCATTCCAAGGAAATTTATCGCAGGTCTAACAATATAAAAGTCGGGTTTAGGAACTGTAGATCCAATTGGACCACATTTATATCCCAATACCCGACTTAATTGTAATTTATTGTATATCCACAAGTCGTCATAATGAATTGCATTCCATTCATCATCAACTTCTAGATGATACATTTTACTTATTCTCTTTTTTATTATCTGGATGCTCTTGTAAATGTGCTGGTTTACCAGCAACCCAACCAAAAACTTTCGGTGCAGAAGTAGAAGTGGTTTCTTCTGAAGTTTTTTTAGTTCTTGCCATTACCCCTTTCCTTGCCCACGATACTTTTTACGTGCCTTATTACGACTCGTTGCACTGTATTTAGTATTCCGACCTGCACCTTGAAGAGTCAGCTTGGGTTTGGATTCAACTTTTGCTCCACCTTTTGCACTCTTTTTCACTGCCATTGTAATAATCTCCTAGTTGGTTTTTGTTTACGGTTTTTTTAAACGGTTTTTTCAGAAGGACTTAAAATGCCCTCAGAAGACTTTGAAATCTCCATAAGGGCATCCTATCAAAAAGATCAGAGAACGTCAAGAAGACGGTTCTGAAAGGGACTCAGATGATTCTAGTCTTCTCGTGTCCAACACGAATCTTAGGATCACACCAAATCTCATAACCTGCTTCTTTTGCATCAAGACAGAATGAAACATCCTCTCCGCACATATCCTGAACTTCTCCTGAGTCAAATACCTGCATCTTGGGAGCAAACCAAGGATACTCCAAGTTCTCAAAGACTCCCTTCTTAATCAGAACCCAACCAAATCCAGTGTAATCCACAGTGAATGGTTTGCGACGGTTTTTCATCGTCTCTAGAGTTTCGTGATTCATCACTCCACCATTGTTCTTAAAGTCATCTTCTTCAAGCCAATGTGCAACGGATGTAGTCATTCCATCCTCAGTGCAATACCAACCAGCAGCAATATCCCGATCCATTGCTACAAGACGATAGAACTTCTCAGTATCAAAGACAATATCACTGTCAATCCAGAGTTGATAATCATAATTAAGTTTACCATCCCAAGGAATCTGCTTCGGACCTCTGAGAACATTTGCTCCAAGAACTTTGCATCGTGCAAAGTTTACCATTGAACTATAATCTTGTGAAATCTGAATACTCGCACCTGCTTGTACCAAATCAAAACACAATTGAACAAAATTTTTCAAATATGTATATGATACTCCTCTTCCTGGAAGACAAAATACAATTGACTTCCCTCGAATCATTTCCCTTGCTGTTGCAATATCAAACTCATCTGCACTCTTATTTACAATAGGTGCATTTGCTTTAACTGTAAATCCTTTTGCCATAAAAAATAAATTTCGACGTTAACATTATACCACTACAAATCAATCATTGCAATGGGTCTTCTTGATTATTTAGAACTATTTTGATATCCTCATTGTTTCCACCAGAAGTCCATACAAGACCCCTGACCTGATTCAACATCCCATCTAAATCTTCTGGATTTACTTTCTCAACGATTGTTATACCATTGACTTCTATGTTATACGTATTCATCAGATTCTTCTACCTTGAAGAGCAACTCTTCCAGTTCCTCTCTTAGGGTTATATTTGAATTTACTGTCTTGTCCGTCTCTAGTCGATACTGAATGCACTCAATGAGCATCTCTTTCTCTTCCTCTGTAACTTCTAACATCTCCTTTCAGTTTATTTCTTTTCCAATTATATATCAACCTTTGAGGATTTTTTTCCCCTCCGGAAAAATTTTTGTATTCCTTGTGCCCCAAATCTCATAAGTTCTACGAGTACAATTCCGAGGTATTCTAACTCTTCCTTATGGGTGGTTCTCGTACTTATGCTTTTTTTATTTTTCCGCATGAACTTCCTTTCTTTATTGCACTATATAAACTTTTCGCAAAACTCTTTGGGTTTTTTGTTTTTGTTCTTTTTTGAATCCATTCCCAATTTACTGTTATCCATTCAGTTAAATTTACACCACTATAAATTTTACCAGTCATCATATCTACAATTTTGAATTCTTTTGCTGTAATTCTAATCATATTCCCTTTTCTGGAAATCCATCTTAGATTCTCTGCATGATTATTCAATTTATTAGAGTCAATGTGATCGATTTCTGTAAGGTTCTCTGGGTTTTCTACAAAACACTCCGCAATTAATCTATGAGTATAATATTTGATTTGTTTTGTGGTTCTCCCCATCTCATCCTTCAGGGAAATATTCACAGACATATATCTGTCCTTTGGATTGCTCCCACCCCTCGGATTTTGATTTATTTCTCTCAGTTCCCCCCTCTCAGAGGAACATCCCTTTACTCCTTTGATGTATTTCTTATACCACTCAGTGAAAACTCTTCCATCCTCAGAGACATAATACCCATCGAACCTTGTGGGTAAAATTTTTTCTCGGAAAATTTTTTTATTTTTCATTGAATAATTCAAGGTCTCTGGGTAAGGTTTATAGATTAGGGTAGTAGGGCACTTTTACTTTTAGGGGGGGCATCGGTTCTTTATAAGAATACCCAACAATCACAAATAACTGTCAATTAGAATTAAACAACACTGTTTTATTCTTATAACGAACAATAACGAATAATAATATACTATACTGGGTATAAAGAATAAAAAACTATTACCAGGGTATTAGTGATAACGAAGGGGCACACATAACGAATTAAGTGTCACT